ACCAAAGTCAATCCAAATTACGATTGGACAGCTTCAATAAAACAGGCGGCAGATCAATTAAACGCGGCTTACGGATCGGACTGGCAATCTCCCAATAGAGGTTCGCCGGGGGGTGTTGTTGCCGGAATATTGCAAACCCCAGCGGCGCAGTCTGACCCGGCTATCTCTGGCCGGGTTTCTCAAGTGCTTCCGTATTTTAAAAATAAACAACATCAAGACGATGTAAATATTCTGGCAGAGCAATCTACGCACGGTTCTGAGGGTAATATGCAAATGCAGTTCCTCACCGGCGTATTGGGTGGTGCTTTAGGCGGCTATTTCGGCGGCGGTGAAGCACTAAGCGCGCCAACATACCTAGGCGGGGATGCTATGGCTGCCTCCGGTATAGGCGCAGGGGGTGTTACAGGCGCAGAAATGGCGGGTGCTGCTGGTGCTGCTGCTGGTGCTCAAAATGCGCTGACGGCTGCTCAACAGGATGCGCTTTCTAAAGTCACTATCGACAACAACTTGGCAAGCAACGTCTATGGCTATGGCAATGCACCCGTAGTCGATATGAGCACCATGTATAACCCCGCATCCCAAACATTTGCCGCAAACTCTGGTAATGTTACGGCAGGGCTTACCGGAAGTGGTGCCTTGGGAAACCTTGTTGGCGGTGAAGCCGCAGTAGGCGCAGCGGCACAGGGAGCGGCTACAGGTGGTACAGCAGGTGCTGCTGGAGCAGCAGGGGCTGGAGCCGCTGGTATTGGTAGTGCTCTCACTATCCCCCAAATGTTAAGTGGTGCTAGTAGTGCTCTTGGTATCTCTAAAATGTTGGGTGGGTCTGATGGGGGTAGTTCGGGAGGTGGTAGTCTTCTTGGTAGCTTTATGGATTCAGTTAGTTCTAACCCCATGATGAAAGCTTTACAAGCTGGGCAAGGTATTGCTGGCATAGTCTCTGGATTAACGTCTACACAAGGAATGATTTCTCCTCAAGACGCCCGAGCTATGGCTGATCCCTTTGCTTCGTCTAGGCAACAATACATAAACCAATTAAATGCTTTGATGGCTAACCCTTCTTTGACCACTAGTACTCCGGGTTATCAGTTTAACCTCCAACAAGGTCTTGCTGGTATTGAAGCAAAGCAAGCCAAGAGTGGTGTGTCTAGGACTGGTGCTGGAGACATTGGTGTTCAACAGTATGGACAACAGCAAGCCATGAGTTCTTTTGACCAACAAGTTAAGAACTTGTCTGGTTTGTCAGGAGCTGGTGTAAACCCAGCTCAAGGTGCAACTGCAGCCCTTACTGCTCAAGGCCAGCAGGTCGATCAACGTAACGCTGGATGGAAAGCTATTGGTCAAGGTATTGGTGGTGTTGGACAATCTCTGGCAAGGGGTGTTGGGGCCACCCAGCCGGGAGGGTACTCAATGCCAAACGGGTGGGGTGTAACAGACCAAAATGTTAACTCAAACTACACGCAAGGTTTTGACCCTGCTTCCGCTTCCATGCAACCTATGGGCGGCTATGTAGCCGACCCCACCATAGGTGCTCAGGGAAATGGGTTCTGGGATGGCTACAGTGGGCAGACGGCACCTCCACAAAACTACTGGGGAATATAAGATGCCTCTTCTTCAAACAGACATTGCAGCCGGAGCAAAAGCTACTGCTGAACAACAACTTCTTCCTACTCAGGTTGAGGAAAAACTTAAACAGCTTCCTATGGAAACTCAGAAGCTGCAACAACAGCTTCAGAAAGGTACCCAAGATCTCCAGAAAGGAGAGTTGGATATGCAAGCAGCTGACATTAAGTTTAAGGAAGATACCATCAAGCTTCAACAGATGGTCACAGGTGTTGAGCAAGACAAGGACATCCGAGAAGCTTCTACTAAATACTTTGCTGATCCGCTTAACATAGCTAAGCCTATGCACCAACAGATGCAGGAGTTGGGGCAGATTGTTGCGGGTAAGGGCAATCTTAAGATGGCTGAAAAGATGTTTGATGACGCTGGGAAAGCTCTGGAGAGGCAAGAAAGAGCTAGCAGACTTAGGGATGAACACGACGAAAAGCAACTAGAAAAGCTACATATGTGGGTAGGTGGCATGACTCCCGAGAATGTGGATACTGTTGTTATGGATATGATGCAAAACAAAGAAGTTGATCCCAAGCTGGCTGCTATGATTAAGGCTGGGGCTGATCGCACTAAGGGAGATCCCAAAGCCTTTGAAGCTTTTAAAGACATGTTGAAAAAAGATGTGGGATCTATAGAAGGCAAGAAGCAGCGTGAGACTGAACGTAAAAACGATATGACGCACCAAGAACGTGTTGCTGACAATAAGCGAATAACTGAAAACGCTACGATGGCCAACAACCGTCTTGTAGCAGCTTCTGCAAGAGCTGACAGAGCACAGCTAGATAGAGCTGCTGCCACCTCTTTTACTGAAAACAAAAAAGCAGCCGATCATTATCGGGGGTTGTTGTCTGATTTAAACAGGACTCAAATTGCTAGGGCCAAACTTCTTAAAGAACCTGAACCTAGTAAATCTTGGTTTGGAGCTGAGTCTGAAAAAAGACAGGCTTGGGAAGAGGCTAGGAACGAAGAAAAACAAGACGCTGTAAAAGAAAAGCTTGAAAAAGTTCGTCTGCAAACTGCTCTTGAAGAAGCTGAGAAAAATATGACCGTTGCTCGTACACTTGCTTCAGAAGAATACAAGAAGCTTCTTAAAGACTCTCCTAGGGTTTCTCCTGCTCCTAAGAACACCGAGGAGAAGGCTCCAGAAAAAAGTGCTCAAAGCTCTACCGAAGATGCAGAAGCTCTTGCTTGGGCAGACGCTAATCCCAAAGATCCTAGGGCAGAAGCTATCAGAAAGAAAGCTTCTGGTGCAGCACAAGCTCCAGCCAAAGCTGCTCCAGCCCAAGAAGTTCCAAAGAAGCAGTCTAATGCAAGAGATGAAACTTTTGCCCGAGGGGATAAATTTAATGATCCAGAACTCAATAGGTTTAAACTGCTGTCTCAAAGCGCAAGGGGCAACGTGAGTATTAATGCCTACGTAGATTATGTGGCAAGACTCAAAAAGCTTGAAGCAAAGTAATGCCCTTCGATCCAGACGCTTACCTTGGAGTTAAATCTTCCCCTAAAGCTGGCTCCTCTGGGTTTGATCCAGATGCTTATTTAGGAGAAGATGCCCCCATGTCTGCTGGGGCTGAAAGTAATGCTAAATCCATAAAACCTCTTGGCAAGCTGGATGAGCCTAAGAAGGGGCCAGAGGTATCTCAGATTGGTACCTTTAGCCGTGCCGCTGCTGAGGGTGCTGGCACCATTCCTACTATGCTTGTAGGTGCTGGGGCTGGCGCTCGGCTTGGTGCTACATACCCAGTACTCGGGCCTTTAGCTACCCCAGTAGTTGGTGGTCTTACTGGGGGAATTATTGGTGGCATATTGGGACATCTTGGGATTACTTCTCTTGAACAAGTTTCAGATTCAGTTTTTGGTACAAAGATTGTGGAAACCAAAGCTGCTCAAGACAAAGCCTTCCCGTGGACTAGTAAGATTGGTAATGTGGCAGGTACCTTAGTAGGGCCGGGAATGGCTGTAGGGCTTCCTAGGACTGTTGCAGAGGCTGCTGTAGGTGGTACGATTATGGGTGGCGTTGGTGCTGGTATGAGGGCTGTACAAGGGGAAGACGTACTTAGCCCCGGTGACATAGCCTTGGATGTAGGTTCAGGGATGTTGGGAAGGCCCACTGCCCTTGGTGAGAAGATGCTTGGCACAGGTAGAACCGCTGTAGATAAGATCGGTCAAGCCTTTTCTAAGAAACCAGAAGTCCTCAAAACAGATGCTCCTCCAGAACCTACTGTTTCTGATGCAGAACGTAAGAGCTTTTTAGAACGGGTTAAGGATAAATCTCCTCTTACTGAGACTGCGTTCAGAGATCCTGATGGCAACATCCTTAAGACTGGCCCCAAGCATCCGGATGAACTTAGAGCTAACCCAGACCTTGAGCCGGGTTTTGTTGACCCTAGTGGTAGGTTCTATACCCGAGCAGAAGCTGATGCTCAAGCTCGTAAGTCTGGACAAATCCCTAAAGATTATGTGCTAGAGACCCCTACGGATGGACAAGTTGGATTGCATAGTAATGATCTCCGTAAGGTTGGAGATGAAAGGTTTAAGGTAGAAGAAAAACCCCCTACTACTTCTAACAACAAGGCTCCAGTTACTAGAGAAGAGCACAAGGATCGCATTGAAATTATAGAAGATGATATGTACTACCTTGACATAGATGAAGCCATAGAGTCTACCTCCCTTAAAAAAGCTTCTAATGAGTACGACCAAGCTCTTAAGGAAACCATTGAACTAGCAAAACTTCCTCAAGATGAAAACACTAGGGCCAAGAAAAAAGAACTAGACGAAAAGCGCACTCAACTTCTTGAGCAAAGGAATGAGGCCAGTCTACGTATACAAGAATTAAAAGCCAAGATTGACCAATACACATTGGAAAGGGACAAACTTCTTGAAAACTTGCCCAAACCTAAAATTGACAATCTTGAAAACCCTGCTTGGGAAGAAGTGCATGACATCATGTACGGATCTAAAACTGTTGGAGAAGCTCTAAAAAAGATTGAAGAGTCTGGCATTGGAACCAGAAGTCAGAAGTGGTTTGCCAAGCTGCTTGCCACTAGTAACCTTGTTAATGAAGCATCGCTACAGCTCCGTAAAGATGTTATTCCCTACAGAACTGATGACGGTAAAACTGGATCTGCTAAGGGACTCTACCACCCAGACAACCACAGGGTTGACATTGGGAAGAGGGGAGACTTTGAGACTGTTCTGCATGAGGCTACTCACGCGGCTGTGTGGCACCTTATGCACGACAACCAATCTGCCTTGGCTCAGAAGATGAACACCTTGTACGAGATGCACAAGGCTAATGCTTCCCCAGAAGCTAGGGCAGAATATGGTTACGATAATGTCCATGAGTTTGTGTCGGAGGGAATGAACAACGATAAGTTCAAGGCACACCTCAAAAGAACTAAGTCTACTGAAGCCTTTGAAACAAAGACTACTAATCTCTGGGACAAGTTCAAGCAGATTGTCCACGAAGAGATTATAGCTAAGCTTCGCAGGGATGCCAAAACTGAGGAACAACACGCTGAAGTAGAAGTTCTTAAGAACAACACCAAGACGGCTCTTGATGAGGTTATGGATATTGCTGGTGGCCTTATTGAAGAGAGCAAGAACATGAAGTTTGATAAAACCAAGAAGGTACCTGTTGGAAAAGATAACAAACCTGTGGCTTCTAAAGTGGTATCTCTAGACTCTAAACGTAAAGACATCTTTGAAGACTCAGACACCAAAAAGGCTTGGGAAAAGGTTGATGTTGTGATGTCTCAACCTGTGGCTGATCGTTTCTCTACTATCAGTAGGGACGAAGCTCAGCGTGAGATTTATAAAAAGTATCTGACTAAAGCCGACATTCTTGAAGCTGCCAGAAAAGTTGATGAAGCTGAAGGAAGTTTTAACAAACAAATGGCAGGCAAAGAACACATCAACAAAGTTCTGGATGAAAGGTCAGACGGCAAGTGGTTACAAGAGTGGGATGCTCTTCGTAAGAAAGGCCCCACAGAAATGGAGAGGGCCAAAGAGTACTATGGAGAAACTTCCCCGGACAACAGATCTGCTGGGGAAAAAGCTTCTGATACCATGAGGGTCAACAAAGAGCGTCTTGAGTTCTCTAGAAAAACTGACGCTGAATTGAAGGAAATGGCTGAGCAAGAGGCTGATGGTGAAGTATACCAAGCTGGATTTGAGGCGCATGAAGAAGGCGCAACTCTGAACAAAGCCCAAGAAGATTCCATTAGGAAGCACTACACTGAGTACCACTTCGAGAAACTCAAGGCAAAAAGAGATGCTGCCGAAGGTAGTGGCCCTGTAGCAGCTTCTAAGATTCTTCCTGAAGAAGTCAAGAAGGCTGCTAAGGGTATTGATGTCCATACTATTGGTAGTGAAGCAGCGTTTATGAAACACGCTGAAGACATCTATGCTACTCAAGGTGAGGCTGCTGCTCTAAAGTTTTTTGAAGACTGGAAGAAGTATACAGGCACTTGGAAAGAACCTGTTAAAGAAGTAGAGAAGTTTGTAAGCATAAACCTCAACACCAAAATGGCTAATGAGCGAATCATACATAACGAAGCTCGTAAGATGACTGAGCTTGTTCCTAAGAACATCCGGGAAGAAGTAGCTCGTGCTATAGATAAGGGTGAAGCTGATAAGCTTACTGGCCCAGCTAAAGAGCTGGCTGAGCGTTACCAAGCTGCTATGAAGGACATCGGGGAGAGAGCTGTCAAGGAAGGTGTGGTTAAAGGCTTGCTTGAGAACTACGTTACCCACATTGTCAACTGGGCTGATATGCCCAAGGGTGCTCTAGAAGAATTACTCGGAGAATTGTTTGGTAAGAAGGGTGCTGGACTTGGGGGCATGACTCCTGAAAGTCGCTTTGGTAAAGAGCGTAAGGTCGATACTTTTGAAAACTTGGAAAAAACTCTTGGATGGATCAATGATAAAATTTCTGCTGCTGGCAAGGATTTTAAACTTGAGATCAAGACTACTGACGTAGCTGAGATATACAAAGAATATGCTCTGTCTATGGAGAAAGCTATTGAGAACAAGAAACTTATAGATAGCGTTAAAGGTATTCGTAATGCTGCTGGGGAGTCTTTGGTTAGGAGAGTTACTGAAGAAGACCCTATGCCTCGCGGCTGGGAAATGATTCAAGATAGACAATTTGCTGGCTACACAGTACATCCTGATCTGGCTCCTGCCCTCAAGTTTGCTTTTGAGACTAGAGGCAATAAAGCTATAGATGCCCTTTATACAGTTTCACAAGGAGTTAAACGTCTAAACGTCATTGGATCCTTCTTCCACGCCAAAAGTCTTATGGAAGTGTTGTCTAGTGCTCACGTACCACTGTGGACTCCAGTTAAGGAGGTTACTTTAGGTATAGCAGACAAGATGCTTGGTACTAAGATGTCTGGGATAACTCAAGCTGTTGCTCGGTTTAAAGAAGGTGGACTTGGGGATAGTACTGACAAATGGATCAAATCCGGACTTGTTCTAGAAGTTCCTGAGGATGTCACTAAGGGACTTCTTGCTAGTGCTGGTAAGTTTGGAGATAGTATGATTGGTAAATACGGCCCCAAGACTAGGGTTTTAGAAACAAGCCTCTCATTTGTAGAAAAGAATACTCTAGGGATCTTTGACAAGATTACTTGGGATTTTTTGCATACAGGAGGTAAACTCTATACAGCAGACAAGTACCTTGAGAAACAACGCCTAGATGCCATGAAGAGTGGTAAAGAATTTAATGAAGATCTTGCTCGTTCAGAGATTACTCAGTTTATCAACAGGTCTTTTGGTGGTCTTAACTGGTTTCAAGAAGCATCAAAAGCCAATACAGAGTTTGGTAAACGTATGTCTATGGCTGCGTACTCTCCTCAAGGTCGTAAGAATCTTCAAATGGTTTTGTTTGCTCCAGACTGGACTATATCTACTATTAAAGCGTTTACTTCAGCTCTTCCTGAAAAACTTAGCCCTAAAGACTGGCACCCTATAGAAGGCATTAAGGGAATGGTAAACCCCACTACCAAAGCTGACTATGCTAGACTGTACCAGTTTAAAACTGCTTTGTTATACTTTACCCTGTTAAATGCCATCAATATGGTTACGGCTAATCGCCCAATTTGGGAAAACAAAGATCCCACACGAATAGAATTTCCAGATGGTACCAGTATGCAAGCCATGAAACACGCTATGGAACCATACCACTGGTTATCTGATCCTGCTTCTACCCTTACAAACAAGTTGGGGTTTCTTCCTAAAGCTGCTATTACAGGACTTACTGGACTAGAGTATGCTAGTCCATATGCTCCTAAACTTGTTGATCCCTCCTTGGCTAATAGGGCAGGAGTAATTGCAAAAAGTGCTCTGCCATTTCAAATTTCCGCAGCAGTAAATGCCCCTGAGGGAGAAGGAATGAGCCGCGCTATTTCTGGAACTATGGGCTTTCCTATATACGGAAAAACTGCCGCAGAGAAAAAACTAGCAAGAAGTACGCGAGCTAAAGAACAAAAAGAATTTATTAAAAAGTACAAAGATAAAGCTAGAGAACGTGGCTGGGAATGATTATGGATGTTAAACTTATGGAGAATATATTTCATGGATTCGGACATGCTATGTATGTGGGTGGTAATTGCAGCATTAACGGAAACAGTGAGACTTGGCCTTTGGAGTGGTCTGTGCGTTCCAGTTGGTCTCTTTTTAAAATTCAGCTGGGCCTTCATAAAGGAGATCTGTGCAGTTGGATGTTGGGTATAACTAAGAAAGATGTTATTAAGAACACCACTCTCCTAGAAGAAGGTAAATACTAATGGCTACTTTACCTCCCGTACCTCCCGGAGACATCCAAAGCAATCCTGCTGTTTGGAAAGAGTGGTTGACAAAGATACAACGTTTTGTTAATGGCATAGCTCCTGCGGGTCTTATTTCTTGGACTACGGGCATTGACTTTACTGGTAGTACTTTATCCAGCATCCTTAGTCGTGCTCACAACGTACTACAGAGTATGCAAGGTGGTACTTCCAACGAGTATTACCACATGACTTCTGCCCAAAACACTATGCTTACTTCTGGAACAGCTTCCCAAGTGTTGCATGGTAGTGCTACTACGCCTACGTGGGGGGCTGTAGCTCTTGCTACTGAGGTGTCTGGCAACTTGCCTGTAGCTAACTTAAATAGTGGGACTGCTGCTGGAGGAACAACATTCTGGCGGGGTGATGGGACATGGGCTACACCTCCCGGCGTAACTTCTGGAACTGTAACTTCTGTGGGTTGGACAGGTGGGATTGTTTCAATTGGTACTGCGACAACTACTCCTGCGTTTACCATTGCAGGTACTTCTGGTGGAATCCCCTACTTCTCTAGTATTTCAACTTGGGCTAGTTCAACGGCCTTGGCTGCTAATTCTATAGTACTGGGTGGAGGTGCTGGACTTGCTCCTGCAACAACTACCACTGGTACTGGTGTAGTAACTGCTCTTGGAGTCAATGTAGGAACAGCAGGAGCATTTGTAGTCAATGGTGGTGCTTTAGGTACCCCTAGTTCTGGAGTAGCCACTAACTTGACAGGAACAGCGTCTGGATTGACTGCGGGAAGCGTAACAACCAACGCTAACTTAACTGGGGGCGTTACATCGGTGGGTAATGCAACGACTGTTGTTACCAATGCCAACTTAACTGGCGGCGTAACTTCTGTTGGAAATGCAACAACAGTAGTAACTAATGCAAACTTGACTGGTGGTGTAACCTCAGTTGGTAATGCGACTACCGTAGTAACCAACGCCAATTTGACAGGCGGGGTAACAAGTGTTGGCAATGCAACTACAGTTGTAACTAACGCCAACCTTACTGGTGGAGTGACTTCAGTTGGTAACGCAACAACTGTGGTGACTAATGCTAATTTAACTGGTGATGTTACTAGTGTGGGTAATGCTACAACCCTAACCAATGCCCCAGTAATTGCTAAAGTGTTGACTGGTTATGTGTCGGGTGCTGGAACCGTAGCTGCCACAGACTCAATATTGCAAGCAATTCAGAAGTTAGATGGAAACAATTCTACAAATGCTAACCTGACAGGCCCAATTACTAGTGTAGGCAACGCTACATCTATTGCCTCACAAACGGGTACTGGAACCAAGTTTGTAGTTGATACCAGCCCGACTTTAGTTACCCCCATCTTAGGGGTGGCTAGTGCCACTAGTCTTGCAACCTCTGCTGCATCCCCGCTACTGCTTACCAACGGACAGTTGGTGTCTGTTGCTCTGACTGCTCAGACTATTGGGGCTACTACTCTTACTATCCCTGATTTTGCCAGCGTTGTTGATGAGTTTACTTTTAAGACTAAAGCGCAGACAATGAGTAATAAGACGTTTGTTGCTCCTGCTCTGGGTACTCCACTCTCTGGTGTTTTAACAAACGCCACGGGCCTACCCCTTACTACGGGCGTAACTGGCAACCTTCCAGTTACAAACCTGAACAGCGGCACAAGTGCATCAGCAACTACTTACTGGCGTGGTGATGGTACTTGGGGAACCCCTGCGGGGGCTGGAACAGTAACCAGTGTTAGCTTTACTGGTGGGTTAATTTCTGTAGCAACTGCTACTTCTACCCCAGCGTTAACGGTTGCAGGAACAAGCGGTGGCATACCGTACTTTTCTAGTACCTCTACGTGGGCTACGTCTGCTGCTCTTGCATCAGGATCGTTGGTGCAAGGCGGTGGTGCTGGTGCTGCCCCGTCTACCATAACAACTGGCACAGGCGTTGTTACTGCCCTTGGAGTTAATACTGGAACAGCAGGAGCGTTTGTAGTAAACGGGGGTGCTCTTGGTACTCCAGCTTCGGGGAACTTGGCTAACTGTTCAGGATATCCTAACGTTCTTGGGGGTACTTGGACTCCTACCCTTACAACGATAACCAACGTTACAGCCAGTACTACTAGGCTCGGGCAGTACATTCGAGTAGGAACCATTGTACATTGTTCAGGAACAGTGGACATAACTTCCACAACTATAGGAACTACTACCAGCATTGGGTTGTCTTTACCAGTAGCCTCTAACTTTGGGGATACACTACAATGTTCTGGTATAATATCCTCCAGTAGTAGAGACGGTTCGACAGGGGCCATAAGTTCTGATCTCACAAATGATCGTGCTCAGATTGATCTGGTAGCCATTGCCACCTCTAGTACTACTTACAAGTACAGTTTTCAATACGAAGTAATTTAATTAGGAGATACAGATATGGAACAACAGTCTGAACAAAACATTAAGATTCAAGCCATGATTAATGAACTTGAACAACAACGCAATTGGGCTATGACCCGAGTAGGTATTATTGCTGGTGAAATGGAAGTGTTAAAACAACAGCTTCAAAGTGCTATTGATAAAATTAAATCCTTGGAAGAGAAGCCTTCAGAAAAGGATGTCACTACTACTTAAACTTTATGGGGGTGTAGCATGATAAAGTTTGTTACTGTGTTGCTTAGTGTTGTTATTGCTGGTTGGTCTGTTGAGTCTAAAGCTGAAGACACAATGGTATACAACCTAGACGGTAATTCAATAAGGCTTTACGCTACAACTTGTACGTACACCTCCGTTTTAAGTCTTATCCGGGATGATATTAAAGCTACTAGGGAGTTTATGAAAGCCTCTGTACTTTGGAAAGGCAAACTGTTTGAAGCTTGTTGGACAGTATCTAGTTCCACAGAAGTAATCATCTTGGATCAGGATGGTGATTCTGGTTTTATTCCCTTCAATAGGTTTGTTAAGGAGCAAACAGGCTAACTTGCTAAAAGAAATCCCCCAAATCCTAGATGTTCTAGGATTTGAGGGGGTCAGCATTAGATCTGATAAGCCCAGTGAAGCTGGATCTGGGGGCTTGTTATTAGGAACAAGCTGGTTTGGAACTAGCTCTTTAGGTCAGACTCGTTTAGCTTACTTATCGCTTCTGTGGAAGCTTCAGCAGGAGCTTCAGGCTGTTCTTTTGAAGAACGGGAACTCACTTTCCGACTTCTCTTAGTATCAATTAAGACTACTCTGGTCTTAATCATTCCAATTGGGATTTGAATCCTGCCATTAGTGTGTGTGTTTGTACTATCGTAACTGCTTGCTATAAGTAGGTGCTTAGTTGTTTCTCGTATGAGAAACCCGACTGTGATGGCTATGGCCTCCCCAAGCTCTGCGGGAGGTTCTTCCCAGCCACCACTAGTTTCGGCATCATCCCATTCTACTACAACCAACGGATAACGAAAGTGCTGTATTGGTTTAGACACCACATGATCCTCCTTTACCCGTTATGTCACAAATGTCGTTCTCTTCGTAGACTATTCCTGAGTGCTTGATGGCATCTCCGTACTCGACTTCGGTGAGGGGTTGTCCTCCTCTAGCTCCGTCAGGGTAGCACGTAAATCCACGCAGTCTAGGGGCGTATCTTGCAAGAGTGCCAGCAAACTGTTCAATCTTTCCTTCGTTGTTATCTTTTGTTCCCCAAGCGGGAAGGTTGATGGTAGAACTAATGGACATGTCCACGTAATCCTGAACATCCGCTTGGAATGCAAGTCGTCGCTCGTAGTCATGGCTTAGTTTGTAGGCAGTATCAATTGACTCGGGGGCGATACTATACCGCTTGATGAGACTGTCGGCGGTGGCATCAACAACAAATTCGAATTTCCACTTTGTGCCATTGGTAAGATAACGCCTCTTGTAAGCGACAGCGAATAGTGGCTCAATTCCAGTAGTAGTACCTGCAAGAATTCCGATGCTGCCAGTGGGGGCAATTGCCCTATATGCAACTGGAGGGCTAACAAAAAGTCGTTCGGCGTGTTCATCTGCTGCTCGTTTTGATTCATCTCTATAGACTCCTAACCAAGTGTGAAGTTCCGGCGTTACTTCATATTTAGATCCTCGCTTGAGGAGCCATTCGTGGATACCCATAAGTCCAAGTCCCAAGCGACGATTCTTTTCTCTAACTTTGTAGACCTTTTCATAGGGTAGATCAGCTCTGATTGTACCACAAATGAGGAATTTTGATGCAAGTGCAACCAGCCCTTTGAATTCCTCCAGACTTTCCACATTGCCCAGATTGATGCTCGCAAGATTACAAACGTCAGAGTCATCTTCGCTGGTAACTTCAGTACAGGCGTTACGCAGGGTTTCATTCTGCTTGTCTCCAAAGTTAAAGCTAAAGCCCGGTTCACCAGTCATCATTGCTTGCTTGCAGTTGCTTAGAAAGACTGGGTTGCTAGGATCAAACTTCCAAGCATCATCATAGTTTACTGAAATGTTAGTCATATCTAACGGTGCAGGGAAGTTGAAGTCCGTAGCCTTAAGGTTCTTAATAACATCTGACCAGTCCTTGGCCTTGAGGAATAGGGGGATGTCTTCATGTTGCCAGTTAAGAGATGCGTAGATGGCTGACCTACGGCTTCCACCCTGCATTACATTACGCCCAATTTCATTGACGGCTTGCATAAGAGGGATAGGGCCTGACGATATACCACCCGTCCGTTTAAGTACTCTACCAGCAGGACGGAGGATACTATAATCCACACCAATACCGCCACCAGTAGATAGACAAGACATACTTCTATGAACAATGTTTGCCCACTCTTCTCGCGTGTCTTCTTCAGCCCTGAGTAGGTAGCAGTTGTTGAAAGCACTGAATTCTCGTCCTGCATAATAAAGGTACCTCCCTCCGGGAATTATTTTCATGGTCTTAATAGCTTCAGCTAAGTCTTTCTGGTCGTCTTTGCTTACTAAAGAGCGATCCCTACCTCCACGGCTCCCACATACATCGTCAACTACCCTATCCGACAAAGCATCCCAAGTGTCATTAGTACCTTGAGCGTACTTGAGCCGGAAGATTCGTTCTGAGAAACTGGTTTTAAAGCGATTATGTTCCATTCTTAAAGTCCTTAATGTCCTGCTCTGCTTCTTTAATGTTGATCTCTGTCATCCTGTTCAAAGCCCGCATCTTCCCAAGCCGAGCGGCTACCAAGTCCACGGGGACGATCTTCACGCTCTTCACTCCGAGAAGAGACTTCCTCTTCTTCCCCTGATTCTTCGTAATACTTTGAGATGAATCCATGTCGCTGCCTTATTTTGTATTTGTATGTTACTAGCAACTCTTCTGCGGTGATGTCCAGAAGTTCTAGAACGACTACCTCATTTTCTTCCAAGAGCATGCTGTGTAGTTGGGTTAGAGTATAGCTCACTTTGGGGGAAACTTATCTAGTTCTGTAACAAACTTCTCAATAACTTCTTTTTCTTTCTCGTATGCTTCAATGCTGTAAATAAACACATCAAAAATACCCAAGGAGACACAGACGGAATATACTTCATGTATCCACTCAACCCCAAACTTGATTCCACAGATCCAAGAAAACTCAACACCAAAGCCCCTCATGATGCCACCCCGTTCTTCTTATCAAAGCTACGCAATCCAGACAGCCCCAGAAGCCCACCAAGCACCTGTAGAGTCAAGGTAGTATCAATGACTGGGAACTGTCCGTGATACCCGAAGAAGACCTGTGCTACGAACCTAGCTAGGGGTTCTAGTATAGCTACGTACCCAAAGGCTACTCCACAAGTCCAAAGGATAAAGGGCCTAGCCCCTGCTACAAAGATGCTTGTATTCTTTGCTTCTTCCGTATTGGTTGCTATTTGAGCCATTTGTACGGAAATGCCTAGCTTAGCCATCTCAACTTGGAAGTCCAGATCCAACTGTTTCATTTTAACCAAGTCAGAAGGCCCCATACCAGCTACAGTCTGCTGTACAAGGCTTGGATCAACTCCAAACTTATTGGCTAGGAAGGACACTGCTGCTCCAGCCAGAGGCCCTCCTAGAGCGGTTGCAATGGTCGGAGCTATTGACCTAAGAATGTCTGCCGCTGTGCTCATTTTCCTTCCCTGTAGTGAAAGTCTAACCACCTGCTGTATTCAGCTAGTTTGGTAGCATCTCCAACACGCTGTCCATTGAAGTTCATTCGAGTTGCATACTTGATAATCTGCCCAAGCAAGAATCCCTCGTACTGTTCTGGAGTAAGCTTGGCCTTGATGATGTCTAGGGTAACAATACCACCTACATCATAATAGTTCCTAGTAACATCTTGCGACGGAGCAACGGAAGCTTTAGTTTTTATAAAGTCCTCTTCCATCTTATTCATTGCCGGGTCGTCTGGGTACCCTAGATGAGCAAAAACCATTTTACCAGCCATGTCTTATCCTTTTAGTGTCATGATGATACCAATATTAGCCACAGCATAAGCCCCAAACATCAGAGCGTGGCCCACGTTTTCTTTGAACAGTTGCTCTCCAGCAGTCCAAGCATAAGCAGCAGTACAAGCCCAGATAAGCCACGTACTCATGGCTTTCCTTTGTACTTCATCTTAAGGTACTCAATAGAAACTGGCATTTCGTCATACTCTCCATCATGTACTTGGTGAAGCACCCAAACACCCCTCCAGCACTCATTACCTTGGGGGCCTAAGTACTCTTCGTCGTGTTGGTAGTAGCACCCAGCAAAAATGCTAGTAATTCTTTTGCCGTCAGCCTTATATTGTATGTCTACTTCCTTCCTCTGTACGTGACCCATAATGCAGCTACAATGCTTCTTAGTAGTGAGAGCTTTAGCAGATGTAACAGGACGCCCCATAACACCAGAGGCAAAGAAATGGCAGTATACAATGCCATCAATGGAAATAGGCTTAAGATAAGGAATAACCTCCCAATCACCATAAGGTAAATCTTTAACACTGATGAGTCCCTCAAGTTTAGGATCGTTATTGACAGCCCTGTTGATGCGATTTTCGTGATTGCCTAACGTAAGAACAAACCTAGGCTTCCACGGGGTCTTGGTCTTAGATGTTCTTAGGATCTCTCGTTTAATGGGAGCCATGAACAAGTCCATAGCTTTTTTAGTGGCTGAGATATCCTTGGTATATCTCCGTCCCTCGAAGTCTTTTTTACCAACATCGTAGGAACTAAGGCTAGGCATGTCAGCGAAGTCACCAATATTGATAATGACATCAGGATGTTTTTCAGCACAGTATTTACCTGCCCAAGTTAAATGTTCTAAGGGTACACCCTCTTTCGTTTGACAGTCTGGGATAACAAAGTGTTTGCTCATTTTAGTCTTTATGGTTTTGTGATAACACTGTAACTAAAGCCCAAGTGATTACACATCCTCCCAAGACTCCTCCAAAGACAGCAGAAACAAGCATGAGAGACCCTATTATATACATGGTATATGCATATCCCACCACTGTAAAAACCAGTATTAGAACAGCAAAATAATATTTAAGTTTTTGCATCATTTAAGAGCTTTCTTGATGAATGCTTCCCACTTATCTACCTCTCCGAATGCACACCATTCAATTTTGTTTTTGTCACACCACTTGCCATAGTCTGTCGGAGATCCTTTGTAGATGGGGTTTGTAGGCCGCTGGAAGACGACAAGGATGCGAGCCTCTGGGTGCTGCTCTTTAACATAGAGCAGCTTTTTGCGTCCTTC